CATCTCAACATCATTACTATACGTGGTAAATCCGTTTTCTTTTACAACATTTAATACATTGTTCACACGTCCTGCTAGTTCATCCTTGTGCGATACTAACCAAACACTACGATGCCCTTCACGTGCCATCTTTTTAAGTATTGCTAAACTGTTTTCAACACCGCTTGAATCCATACCAGTGTCAATAACTTCATCAATAAACAACAAGTTGATCTGTTGATATAAACTTTCCCATACATCACGGAATGCCCAACTTAAACTTAATATAAGTCTGTTACGCTCACCCCTGCTCAAGTTATCAAAGTCAAGTTCTCTGCCCAGCTCTTCAATGGTAACTGTTAGATCATTATTAAACTTAACTGTATGTGGCAAACCAATTCTATCTAAATATTGACTTAGACGCACATTCAAATAGGTTAAGTTTTGATCAATAATACGTTTACGTATAAAACTATCCTTGTTAGTTAACAGTTTTAACAAGAAGTCTTGGTGCTCACGTACATTAACTAACTCGTTAATATTGTTATACTCTATTTCCTGTACTGCCTGTGTTTCCATTTCAGTTATCTGTTCTGCATATGGATCTGTTTCTGCTAACTTTGCTTCAAGTTGATTAGTTAAGTTTTCGATTGTGTTTTTGTGGCCGATTGCGTCTTCTTTTGAATCATAGAACACATGGGGGATGGGTCCTGGGTCTCCAAGTTCCGCAAGTTGATCAACTTGAATTTGTACTTTTTCTTGACTTTCATGATACTGTGTTTCCGTTTCCTTTAGTATTTCTCGTTTCTTATCTAGTACTTCCTGATGTTTCTCATCGTGTATCTCTTGCCCACATGCATAACACTCATGTCGTTCTAGTTTTTCTATTTCTGATTTTAAACTGTTAATATGCTTTTCTAATCTAGCGGACTCCTGCTCACTAGATATCCGCCACTTGTTTACTTCTTTGATTTCATTGGATATTTTGCTGTGTGTACTTAGTGCATCATGTGCCGCAAGTTCTGCTTCAATGTCTATACCGTCTAAACTTTCTAATGCCTTGGACAGTTTATCTATATCTTCTTGTTTTTTAGACTGCCATAGTGTTTGTCTACGCCTTGTTGCTTCGATCTGTTCCTGTACACGCTCGTTAGCTTCCTGTACAGCCTTAATACGATACTCTTCTTCTGTGATTGCGTTTTTAGTTTCTTTTAATTGTTCTTTTAGTGCGTCTGCTTTTTCGCTGAGCATGGTGATACCCAGTAACTGCTCAATAATAGTACGCTGATCGTTTGCTCTGAGACTTAAGAAAGGTTCTGTATATGTATTTAGTGCTACAATATGCTTGAACATTTCGTGACTCATGTTCAACATACGTTCTATTTCTGCTTGTGTTTCTCTTGAATCGCCCTGCGACTCATCTGTGATCTCTTGCTCCTGTCCACCAATGTAAAATGCTACAGTGTTTGGCTTACGCCCACGTTCAATTTTATAATCAACGCCAGCATTTTCAAATTCAATAGTGACTAACATATTCTTACCGTTAGTCTTGTTAATTAAATTGTCCTTGCGTATCTTTGTCAGTGCTTCGCCATACAGAGCATAACTTAATGCATTGATAATAGTAGTCTTACCTGTACCATTACGTGCGCCAGTGTCATCTCCACCCAAATCTAAGTTCTGTCCTAGTACTAGTGTTAAGTCACGACGATTAAAATGTACGGCTTGGGTAGCATTACCCACGCTCATAAAGTTTTTTACTGTTAGAGTTTTTACCTTAAACATATTGTTATTGTACTATAGATTCCTGTAAATGTCTAACAGCATTGTTGGGCTATACTGATCGCTGTTGATGCTACTCAATTGGTTGGTAACAATAGTATCTACGCTTTCAAATTTAATATTGCCCTGTGTATCAAACGAAATATCCTCACCTATGTGCTTTTGTGGGATAAGCGTGATCTCACGTAATTTGTAAGTAGTCGCAAACGTTTCTTTAATAAACGTTGCTTCTTCATAACTGATCTCTACATCCAAATCAACACGCACATGCATATTGGGCTGTAGTCTTGCTTCTGTATGCTGTAACAGGTCGCTTAATTGGTACACACGATACTTGGGCTGATCATCCCAACTAAAGAATTCTGGATCCTTGCCCCACTCTAACACCATCATACCACGCTGATCATCTGCGGCGTCAGCATAGTTGTGCGGAAAACAGTTGCCAATATAGTTTATGTTGCGCTGTACCTGTCGTTTGTGGAAGTGTCCTGTAAACACATTCTCAATACCACCAAACGCTTCTGCTTTAATTTCACCGTGATCTGGCATCTGCACCATAGCGTTCATAAAGAAGTTGGGCAACTCAAAGTGTCCAAACATATACTTGCCTGAATACTTAGGAACACGTTTATAATCTTCGCCAACCATCCAAGGAGCAAATATGACATCGCCCTCTTGACGCCAGTCATTACATATTTGTACATTGGGCAAGTGTCTAGCCCATTCTACACTCTGCACATCACGCTTGTCTCTGTAGTACAGATCGTGATTGCCTGGAATAAAGAACACAGTATCAAAGTTATTGTTCAAGTGTTCTAATGCTCGAAGGCTGTAGTTTAGAGTAACAATATTAATACTGGCACGATTGTTATGCCAGTCACCTAAGAAGATACAGGTCTCGCAACCTTCTTCTTTTGCTTTGGCAGTAAACCATTTAATAAAATTTAAACAGTCTTCGTTATGTTGTGTGCTGTTACTCTTTAGTCCAAAGTGGATATCCGTGCATACGGCCGCTTTTCTAAATAGATTAGTCATCAAGTAAGTTTAACAGATTAAATTGTATTTGCCAACAGTATTGGCAAATTATTCTCCACCACCCTCATCGTACGTGCCGGAACTACCTCCGCCTGTACCGGTCCAACTGTTAAGTCCTTGACGAGTATAACTTGGAGTTAGATCATTCATTTCTAATATATCATCACGTAAGTTTTGATTACGCTTTTCAATATTCAACACTCTAGTAAAACTATTAGTAATAGCGGCAGTATAGTAAGCAAATGGGTTTTGCGATTTGGATTCGTCAAACTGTAGTCCAATTTGGCTTAACTGTAATAATGCTTGACTACGCATTTCATCATTATATGTATAGCCACGCCAGTTACTACGTGTAGCGTAACGTTCACACAGTTTCATAAACATATGAGCTAGTTTGTTAGTCATGGCACCGTGTTCTTTGGAAAACTCTCCTGTATCCAAATCACCACGCCAGTGACTTTTACCTACTAGGTATGGCTCACCTTCTTCTGTTACCTTAAAATGCTGGAATGGAGGGAAATTACAACGAATGTGTTTCTTAGCCGCAGGACTATCATCAGTTATATCATCATCATCGTCATCACTGCTGTCATCATCGTCGACAAATAATTCTTTAATTACTTTCTTTTTCTTCTTACCACCACCGGGATCCATTGGGATATGATCAAATGTCATTACTCTAAACACAACATCTGTTGCCGGAACATCTCTAGTGTTTACGCTGAAATCATCTAGTTTTAATTTAACATCACTGGACTCTTGTGCAACGTCGTATGCGGCACGCCCTAAACGCTCTGCACGTAACTTACGCCCTTCTGCAATGTTTTTCTTGTTAATCTTTTCTACACTGGCAACAATAATGTCAAAGTCGCCATCTTCTGGAGTGGTAAAACTACAATATGTCTTTTTACTTTTGTGTATCTCCTTTAAGATGTCTCTGTTGTTGAGGTAATTGTGTTTTCTCATGGTAATCCTTTATATATGCACATAATTTAACAAATAAATAACTAAAAAGCAAGAGGAAATTTTAAAAAGATGCCTGTTATTACACCATTTTCACAACCAGCTATAGGTAGCGGGGGCTTCAGCTCCGGAGCACCTAATAATCAGAATGGACCACAAGGTGGTATGGATTTTGGCAACAAAGTTAATAACAATGGGTCCACAGCAAAAACTGTAAACCTATTAGACCCATCAAACAGCAATCCGTTGCCAACATCTGGGTTAGCCAAAGGTGGCACACAAGCACAGCCTGAATTTATGAAGAACATGTTCAATACAAACGGTGGTGCAGGTGCAGATACAGGACAAGTAAGTTTTGCAGATACATCCGACGATTGGCGAGTGCGAATTAGCGTCAATCCAGGATCGGGGGTGCTCTATAGAGCTCCTAACCCTGGAATACTCACTCCTTTACTAGCAACAGACGGAGTTATATTTCCATTCGTACCAAGTATAACAGTAAATCATTCTGCCAAGTACGGCAGTAGATCAGTAACACATACCAATTACACAAATTATTTTTACGAATCTAGCGAAGTACAAAATCTGCAGGTCACTGGTGATTTTGCTGTACAAAATAAATCAGATGCAGATTATTTTATGGCAGTTATATACTTCTTTAGAGCCGCTACTAAAATGTTCTATGGTAACAGTGGGCAGTACCAGGGATCACCACCACCAATTTTATATCTAAATGGTTTTGGTAAACACTATTTCCCTAATGTGCCTTGCGTATTAACATACTTTAATCACCAGTTGCCTAACGATGTAGATTATGTTGAAACTAGCAGTAGTGTGGATACTAACCAACAACAAAATTCAAACCAACTTGGCAATCAGTTGAATATGATATCTGTAACAAAAAATAGAGTACCAACTAGCAGTACAATAACACTACAATTACAACCAGTGTACAGTAGAAAGCGTCAAACAGAATTCGATCATGAAGCATTTGCACGTGGCGCACAGATTGATAAAGGATTTATGTAATGGCAAAAACACGATATTCAACTAGTAGTCCGTATGCACAAACAGAAACATTTGGTGGTTTCCTAGATGTTATGGTTGATCGTCCTATCACAGCTAAAGAGGACGATGTACTATACGAAATAGATAAAGTATATGAGTTTAGGCCAGACGTACTTGCACATCATTTATACGATGATAGTAGGCTCTGGTGGGTATTTGCACAACGTAATCCTAATGTGCTTAAAGATCCTTTATTTGACTTTAGAGCAGGTAAAGCAATTTACATTCCTAGAAAAGAAACACTGCAAGCTGACCTAGGAGTTTAGTAAATGGCTAACACCCCAGAAAGTCCATTTGACAAAATTAACAAATTACTGCAACAGCAGAATTTTCTTAATGAGCAACAATCTAAGGAAATGCAGACTGCTATTAATACAGCAGTACAAGACTTTCCAAACAAACTAGCCGCCGCACAATCTGAATTAAACAAAAACACTGGCACAATAATGGCCAAGTTTAATGAAGGGTCAGCAAAGATTAATTCTGAAATAGCAAATGCTGGTAAAAATTTAAGCATTTCTCCTTCGCAGGCTGCACAGTTTCAAAGCCAACTGAACACGGGTATCGCCGGAATACAAGCACAGTCAACACAACTTAGCAATTTTAAAATACCAAATGTAGCAGGAGCAACAGGACAAGCACAAAGTTTACTAGCCGGCAGTGCTGGAGATATACAAAATGCTATCAGTAATGTAAACTTTGGTCAAATGAATCAGGCCATTGCGCAAGGCACACAAGCGTTGGGTGCGTCATTACAAAATGCGGACATACAAAATGCAATAAATTCTGCAAAAGGGCAACTAGCTACCGGTGCCGCTAATCTGCCAGACTTGGCTTCCCAACTAAGTGGAACACTACAATCAGCTGGTATAGGCAATAGTCCTTTTCCTGTTAATGGGTTAAGCGCAGATCAGCTAGGTAGATTGACACAGGATTTAGGTGGACAACTTGAAGGTGTAGCAGGAGCATTAGGCGATCAGCTTGGTCCACTGTCGGGACAACTACAAGAACTAGGATCCCAATTAGAAAACGGATTTAAAACAGCAGGGATATCTGTAGGGTCTGGAGCCAGTACTACTGCAGGTGCCGAACAGCGAGCACTTAGTAAAACCAAAGTTAATTTAACATCACAGCCCAACCAGGGCATGAACAAGTTACATAACTTTGAAATATATACCTATAGATTTACACTTTATTTGTTAACCAAAGAAGAATTAGATTCAGTATATCTCAATCCAAGACTTTTTAATCCAAAACATGTACTAATAAGTAGCGGTGGTAGTTATTCACGAGCAATGGGAACAGACTCAACTGGTCGTGCCAGGTTACCTGACTTTGAAGAAGATTTCTTCATTGAAGATCTAGACATGCAAACAATCGTTGGGTTGAACAGTAAATCAAAGTCTAGTAATGCTGTAGATATAAATTTTACAATTTATGAACCATATGGGGTCACATTATTAGATAGACTTTTGAGTGTATGCGAGACCGTGGCAAAATGCCCTAATTACATTCAACAGCCGTATCTATTAGAAATAGATTTTCTAGCTAATCCGACCGGCGACATTGGAAAAGTTGAAAGTGTTTTGATAGATAGAAAACGCATACCTTTAAAAATAATGGAAATGGCGATCAAACCTGACCTTGGAGGTACAGAATATAGATGTAGAGCTATTCCTTTTAATCATTCAGGTCTGTTAAATACCGTGGCATCAGTGCCGGCTACACTGGGAGTTGTTGCTGGAACGGTAGGTGAATTTTTCAGTGATGAACCAGTCCCAGCTGATGCTACCGAAAAGAACGAAGAAAGAGCAGATGCAGATCTCAAAGAATTCTTAAAAAAACAGCCATTTGGCGGAGCAGGTTTTAGTAAGCGAGCCAAGGAACAAAAAAGACAAGAGTTTTTACAACAGTATGTAACAAAGATTGACAGTTTTCCTGTTGCTTACAATAATTATTTTAAAGCTATAAGCGGTGACGGGCAAGGTAAAACATTTAAATACCCGCCTGCTTTAATTGCATTTAAGATTGATGACGAGATAAAAAATTCAAAAATTGTGTTTGAGGAAGAAACAGATTCTCGCACAACAAAGATGACTGACCTAGATCAAGATCTACGCAGTACTACCAAAGGTGCTGTGTTAAGTTACGGTAAGACAAAACAGGAGTTTCCTGTCAGTGCTGGCACAAACGTACTTCAATTGATTGATAAAGTTATAATGAAATCAAGTTACATAGTTAACCAGGCCAAGAATAGTAAACAGGCAATTGAAGCATTTGAACAGGCTAAAAAAGACGGTGACAAAAAAGCTGTACGTGCGGCAGAAGCTAAAGCCAAAGAATACAAGTACCTTGACTGGTTTAAGGTTATCCCTCATGTGTCTCTATTAGAATTTGATGAATCACGTAATGCCTATGCAGTAAAGGTTACATATCACATTAAAAAATATAAAACAGCAAACCAGCACCATCCAGATTTTGCGTTAACACGTATTACGAAAGATAAAATTGTTAGATCGTATGACTATCTGTACACTGGAAATAGCAAAGACATTATTGACTTGTCTATAGATTTTGACAGCACTTACTATACACAGATCACCGCATTTCACGGGTCTAAACAGAGAGCAGGTTCTAAACTAAGTTCTAAGACTGGGTCAGATAACGACCCTACCCTATTAGATAATCAGAGTGCTGATGCACCCGACGGTGATGCTAATAGAGGAGCAGATTTACCAACAACATATCAATCTCGATCAGCTAACAGTTCTAATGCCGGACAACTTAATAGACAAGATTCAGCGGTGTCTCAATCAGTTAACGATCTAGCATCCAGTATCTATACCTCACAACGTGGTGATATGCTTAATCTCAGAGTTGGTATAATTGGTGATCCAGATTTTATTAAACAAGATGATCTCTATATCAACCCCGAAAGCAGTGAGTATCAAGGATTTGTTGGCAGTTCCGATAACTCCCCAATTAACTCTGAGTTTGGTACAATAAGTTTTGATTCACAGCAGGTATATGTACAACTTATGTTTAAGAGTGCTGTAGATATCGACGACGAACTGGGTATCACAAATAAAGGACTAAAGTCGGGTGGTGGCAAAGCTGTAAAGTTATCTAATGGTCGCGAATTAAACGGAACGTTTAATGGTGTGTATAAAGTTCTCACAGTTACTAATAAATTTAACTCAGGAGAATTTACACAAGTCCTTGACATTATCAAAATGCCAAACGAGATGCTAGAGTCAACAGAAGTGGAGCCAGACAACAATGCTGTTACAATAACAGATGATGGACAAACTGCTAAGAAAGGTCTGTTGGCAGACGATATTGCCGCTCAAACCTCAGCAAATAATGACGGTGGAGCACCTGCAACTACCAGCGACGAAACTGCTGAGCAACAAGGAATATTCCAACAGGATATTGATCGTCTTGCACCAGCATTAAATTCTCCTCCTGAATCAGGTGACACACCAGTTGAAGGAATTGGTGTAGCAGAAGGACGTAGTGTAGCATTTAATCAAACAGCAGAACAGCGAAGAAGTATAATAGAGGCTAATAGACAGATAACTACTGCTAGACCTGATAACATTAATAATACAGCATTTGTACAAAATATAGGTTCGCAAGCACCATCGGGTAAAAATAAAGGTATATTTGCTGGTGACATTCCATCAACTGAGAATTTAGGATAATAAATGGCAGATTTTTTTGATCCAAGACGAGTAGATAAAGCATTTGACAAAGATGCGACTCCGGGTATTAAACTTGATAGTGGACCTTACATTGGCATTATCAAAAATAATGCAGACTCGGCACGTCTTGGTAGATTAAAAGTTTATATTCCCGACCTAGGCGGTGACGAAACAGATAGGTTAAGCTGGTGGACTGTAACGTATGCTAGTCCTTTCTATGGTGCTACTACAGGAACAAACAGTGCGGCAGATGCAAACTTTGGTACAGAGCGACATACATACGGTTTCTGGGCAGTACCACCAGATCTAGATAATCAAGTATTATGTACATTTGTTGGTGGCGACCCTAGTAGGGGTTTTTGGTTTGCTTGTATACCAAATAGCGCAAGTAAGCAAATGATTCCAGGCATAAGTCGCGGAAGAGATTTTAACGACGGTGCACGAGGACAATATGTTTATCCTATTACACACAGCACCGAAAGAGAATTAACCAAACGTAATGTGTATCTTCCTAATAGCGAAATTAATCTTAATAACGTAGAAAAAGATACTCGCCCAGATTACTTAACAATGCCAAGAGTGGTGCACCCATTCCAAGCGGAAACAGTTATTCAGCAGGGACTAGAGACTGACAAGATTAGAGGTACAGTAACCAGTAACAGTCAACGAGAAACACCAAGTTTTGTATTTGGCATGAGTACACCTGGCCGTGCAGTTAATGATTTACAAGATAGATTTAAGACTAAACAGGCCATTGATGCTGAGTTAAACAAAACTGACACAACAATTTCAAGTAACCAATATACTGCACGTAAAGGTGGACACACATTTATTATGGATGATGGTGATGTCTACGGAGATAGTAACTTAGTAAGGTTACGCACAGCAGGCGGTCATACTATTTTAATGCATGACACAGAAAATATCATTTATATCACTAACAAGCAAGGCAACAGTTGGATAGAACTTACACCCAATGGTGCTATAAATGTATATGGTTCTAAATCATTTAGTCTACGCAGTGAAGCCAACGTTAACATACATTCGGATGCTAATGTAAACATACACGCAGGCGATAGTATTAACTGTTATGCAGGAAACAATATTGAGACAGAAACAACAATCAAGCGAGAACGTGTTAAAGAACTCTATAATATAGACACAGGTAACTACGGATTGTTAGTTGGCAACGAAAGTAATATTAAGACACTCACTGGTCATATTACAACTACAGATACACTTAGAATTAAGTCGGGTGCGACCAGCGGGTGGAATGTAGCGTCTGGTGAAATGTGGCTAACAGGCGGTACAGACATACACTTGAACACTGGCGGAAAAACTATTCCTGATCCTAAGCAACCTATTAGTAACGCTCCAATGGAACAGTATCAAAAGCAGGATGTATATTTTAACGCAGAACTAAGTCGTTGGATAATTGATGATAGAACTGATGTTGAATTTGAAAGTATAGCACCATTTACCCCGACTCACGAGCCATGGTCAAGAGAAACAGGACCACGTAAACTCAATGATGGCACACTGATTGATAGTCAGCCGCAGAAGGACGACTAATGGCTGATTTAGGAATAACAACTGCTAACAACTTTTTATTACGTAGTGATCAGCAGGCACCAAGACAACGCTTGAGATTACTAGACGCTCCTAGTGGTGTAGCCTTGCCAAGGATAACAACCAATATACCTGGACTCCCCAAGAGTTTAGTTAAAGCGTTAATGGTACAACTTGCACACTTAGAAACAGGCAATGATCCAACGTATGAACAGAACGACCGTTACGGAAAATATGCTGTACATAAGAACACATTAATAAACTACGGATATCTATCTGCCAATGGCAGTTCGTGGGAAGGACTTGCAGGAACTACTACTAGTTCTAACTTTAAATCTAGTCCGGGGCTCCAAGACAGAATTATGGAACGGTTCTTGCAAGAACAGTATAAAACCTGTATTAAAGTAGGAGCGATAAAAGACAATGATACTCCTACAGTAGTAGCTGGTGTGCTTGCTGTGGCTTATCAGTTCCAAGATTTTACATTTAGTTCGCAACAATATACTTTAAATTATCTCATTAATACAACAGGCAATCTGACTTCATACCTTGGTAACATTTTAACCTATCAGAATTTCAGTAACTTAGCCTATAGGTATTACGAAGAAAGTGGTATTGCTAGTATCACAACACAACTATTGCAGGATAACAGAATTACAAATAATAGTAATCTTAACGAAAAGAAATTATTTTCTATACTTGAAGATATTAACAATTCAAGTGTAGCAACTGTAAACTTAGTTGGAACCGCATTGTTATCAAATATCGAAGGACAATCCAAACAGCGAGCATTAACTAGTGCATCTCAAAGTATTACTAATTTAGACAACAAACTTGTAAACATATATACAAATCTGCCAGCTATAAAAGCCAAGGAATGGCGAGAAACAGCAAAAATGAACGACACTCTGGGTAGACCAGGTGCATTGTTTTATAACTCTGGCAGGTATGCTGTTGACACACTAAACGCAGGGTAAATACAGTTATGGCAAATGGAAGATATAGAGGCCTAAGTACAATAGGTCAAAACAAAAAGTTTCGTTTAATAGATTACGAATTAGTTAAACGTGACCTAATAAATCACTTTAGTATTAACAAAGGCGAAAAGCTAATGAATCCAGAATTCGGAAGTTTAATTTGGAAAATGCTCTATGAGCCACTAAGTGAAGATACTAAAGCCGTTATACTAGCAGATGTACAAACCATTGTAAATTACGACCCAAGACTCAGAGTAGATAGTGTATTACTTGACGAGTTTGAACACGGACTACAAGTACAAATTGACCTTACATTCCTGCCAGGAAACTTCGTTGATAGTCTTAGATTAGAGTTCAATTCAGAAACTAATAATCTTTCTGTTTTATAATAATAGCCGTTTTTAAATGCCATAAATACTGAATATAGGTATTGATTACATATGGCTACTACTACACGACAGACCAGTTTATTGGCCCAAGAAGACTGGACTAAAATATATCAAACATTCAGAGAAGCTGATTTCCAGAGCTTTGACTTTGAAACACTACGCAAGAGCATGATTGAATACTTGCGTACTTACTATCCTGAAGATTTTAACGACTTTACAGAATCAAGTGAATACATTGCACTCATTGACTTGATTGCGTTCTTAGGACAGAGTTTAGCATTTAGAACAGACTTAAATGCACGTGAAAACTTTTTAGACACAGCAGAACGTCGTGACAGTATATTAAAATTAGCCAAACTGATTAGTTACAATCCTAAGCGTAACATACCTGCATCAGGATTTCTAAAATTCCAAAGCATACAAACATCAGAAATAGTTTTTGATGGGTCGGGAAACAATTTACAAAATACTTTAGTATCTTGGAATGATATCACAAACGAAAATTGGTTAGAACAATTTACAGCAATTTTAAATGCTTCGTTAGTAAACGAACAGGCAATTGGCAAACCAGGTAGTACTAAAACAATTAATGGTGTAACGACGTCAGAATACACTGTGAAGTTAGTTAACAACGTCATTCCTACACAACCATTTACATCAAGTGTTGGCGGTATATCTACTCCGTTTGAAGTAGTAAGTGCAACCACATTAGATAAAGAATATATCTACGAAAAATCGCCAAGTCCTACTGGGCTCTTTAATATATTATATAAAAATGATAACCAGGGCAATGGATCAAATAATACAGGATATTTTTTATATTTTAAACAAGGCGAACTTAAAAAGTTAGATTTTAACATTAAAGACAGTTTGCCTAATCGTATTGTAAATGTTAATTTTAATAATATTAATAATAATGATGTTTGGTTAAGCAAGTTATCAGCGGCTGGTATTGTTGATTCTGAATGGACACAGGTACCAGCAGTCAATGGTGTAAACGTTATTTACAATTCCGAATCTGACAGAAACTTATATAGTGTTAGTACCAGAGCCAATGATCAAATTGATTTAGTATTTGGCGATGGAGCGTTTGCAAACATTCCGGTGGGTAACTTTAGATTGTTCTATAGAGTGTCAAACAATTTAACATACAAAATTACTCCTGAGGAAATGTCAAGTGTTACTATTACTATTCCATATAGAAGCAGAACAGGACGCCCTGAAACACTAACAGTCAGAGCGGCACTACAGTACACCGTTACTAACGCAAGTGCAAGAGAAACTCTTGAGGATATACGAACAAAGGCTCCTCAGCAGTATTACACACAGAACCGTATGATCACCGGCGAAGACTACAATGTCTTGCCATATACCACATTTAATAATGTTGTAAAAGCAAAAGCTGTTAACAGAACCAGCTCTGGTGTAAGTAGATATCTTGACGTAATTGACACAACTGGAAAATATTCTAGTACAAATATAATTGCACAAGATGGTATAATTTATAATTCAGATTCTACTGCAAACACAGTGTTTCAGTTTACTAGTAGTAGTGAAGTAAATGCTATTGTTAGGGACACACTACAAAGTCTGATCTCAGCTACAGAATCAAAACATTTATATTATAAAACTGCATCAAGACAAACACCCACTGCAACTTGGACAAAGTCATCAACCAATGGCGGACGTAGTACCGGAACTTTTACATCGTCAAACTATGTGTATCTTACACAGGGCGCATTAGTAAAATTTACAGCGCCAAGTGGACAGTACTTTGATGCACAAAATCAGTTACAGACAGGAACTCCAGTAACAGAATATCAACGAACAACAATGTGGGCAAGCATCATAAGTTACCCAACCCCTGGTATTGGATCGGCTATATTGAGCGTGGACGTTCCGTCTACAAGTATAGTATCTGCTGTGATACCGGTGTTTAAGTCGTCTTGGACTACAACATTAATTACACAAATTGTTAATAATATTCTTAGTTATAAAACATTTGGTTTACGTTATGATGTAAGTGACACTGAATGGAGAATTGTTGAAGAAGTAAACTTAGGATCCGGTGATTTTAGTTTAACTAAAGCCGGCGACACAACTGGTACAGGACTTGATAACAGTTGGTTCCTAAAATTAAGTTACGCAAATGGCCAATATACAACAGCCAGCAGAGGTATAAAGTATTTTTTCCAGAGTACTAAAGAAACAAGATTCTATTATGATCCAAACTTAAAAGTGTATGATAGTAGAACAGCTACCTCTATTAGAGACGCTATTAAAGTTCTAAGAATAAACACACTCCCTGACAGTGCAGAAAGTCTGTTCTATAGCCAAACTTGGAGAATTAATAACAGAATAGTAGAGTCTGATGGATTTGAAGATAATAGAAAAATACTAATTACTTTTCCTGACGACAATCTTGATGGTGTGCCTGACAACCCAGATTTGTTTACAACTTTAGTTGAGCCAGACACTAACCCTGCAACTAAGTTTGTCTACTTTGTTCAATCAATCGACGAAAATAATTTTGTTAGATACGACCCTGTTCTAAGATCTAACATTGTAGGTTTATACGCTACTGAGACAGATATATTAAACAAAATTGACTTATATTCATCAGGAACTATTTTTTACGCATACACCGAAGATAAGTTCTACGAAACAAACGGAACAGCGTTAACAGTGTTAACTAATCACGTTGCATTTAATGGAAGAGAAAATTTAATATTCCAGTACTCGCACAATGCCCCAAACAGCAGAAGAATAGATCCAAGTCCAAATAATATAATTGACCTATTTTTACTCACTGCTGACTACAGTGATCAGTACGTGTCGTATATTACAGACTCAAGTAATACAGTAGACGAGCCTGTTGCGCCATCAAGCAATGAGCTGTATACAGAATTTGGAACTATTGAAAATTATAAGAGTATCAGTGACAGTATCATTTACAATACAGCTACATTCAAACCATTATTTGGTACTAAAGCTGATCCGGCACTGAGAGCAACATTTAAGGTAGTGAAAAACCCTGCAATTAATATCAGCGATAATGAAATTAAAAGCCAAGTTATTGCAACCATTAACAACTATTTTGATATTGATAATTGGGAGTTTGGTGAAAGTTTTTACTTCAGCGAACTTAGTGCATATCTGCACAGCGAATTAACACCAAACATTAGTAGTATTATTATTGTTCCAACCGCAAATAAAAATAGCTTTGGAAATTTATATCAGATTAATGCTGAACCAAACGAAATTTTGATTAGTGCGGCAACTGTGGATGATGTACAAATAATTTCTGCTATCACAGCAGGACAACTTAATAGAACATAGGTGACATGTAATGGCTGTAATTAAGACTCATAGTTTTCTACCTAGCATTTTTCAGACTGATACTAATAAAAAGTTTTTAAATGCTACACTTGATCAATTAGTTAGTGAACCAAACTTAATAAGAGTTGACGGGTACATTGGTAGAAAATTAGCACCTTCATATAAGTCGACGGACAGTTATGTCAGCGAGCCATCAACAGATAGACAAAATTATCAATTGGAGCCTGGTGTTGTAATTCAAAACTCAGTAACAAAACAAATATCTTTTGCAACTACTTATCAGGATACACTTAACAGAATTGGCTATCATGGCGGATTAACAAACAATCACAATAGATTGTTTGATAACGAATTTTATTCTTACGATCCAAAAGTAGATCTTGACAAGTTTATAAATTTTAGTCAGTACTACTGGTTACCACAAGGTCCAGACAGCGTATTGGTCAGCTCAAGCAATGTGCCTAGAGAAAAGACTTATACAGTTACATACAATACTACTAATAACGAATATATTTTTACTGATAATAATAATATTCCAAATCCCAAAATAACACTAGCTAGAGGTGGAACTTATAAGTTTATCATTGACGAACAAAATAACAATTTTTGGTTACAGACTAAGCCGGGTATCAGTGGTACAGATCCCGACAGACCTAACCTAACAACAAGAACAATTCTTGGCGTTAACAACAACGGTGAAGATCAAGGTACAGTAACATTTAAAGTGCCACTAGAAGATGCACAGGTTAGATTTACTGGAATGACCATTAGTGGTAACGCTGATTATGCAACTAATTTAGCCTTCAGTCAGGTAATCGGAGCAAAGCCACAAGACTTAATTGATTTATACGGTGGCATTGATGGACCGGTGCGCTATCTTGATGGGACTACTGTAGCGTTTATTAATCTTGCTTATATTGATGACCAGTTCTGGGTAAACACCCAACGTACAGTTGATGGCGTAGCATATTTTGATCAAAGCAACCTTGTAACAATGGCAGAGCGTACCAGTATCTATACCATTAGCCTACAGCCTGACTCCAATGGCGACGATCGTATTTTGCTATTTCCGGTTACTACTGTAGCCGATGAAACAAAGATCCGCGTTGTAGGCGGCGAAGCAAATGCCGCAAAAGAATACTATAAAAGACTTAATGTATTCAACGAAGTACCACCTATTACGGCTAACCTTCCAGTACTATACTATCAAAGTGGCAGTGATCCAGATGCTGTTGGATTTATTAGAATCATTGACACAGAAAGCCATACAATTGACCCTGATATAGAGATATTAGGAAAAATTAATTATACAAGTCCAAACGGTATAGTGTTTACTAACGGGCTAAAAATTAGATTTGATACTAGTGTAGTGTCAGCATATCAAAATAAGGATTATTATATAGAAGGAGTTGGAACTGCTATTAGACTAATTGACGCTGATCAGCTAATAGCACAAGAAGACATTAACAAGAGTTTTATTGTTGACGGCGGAACAGGATATGCGATTGGCGACAAACTTGCGGTTGTTGGCGGCACTTACACAGAACAAGCTAAGGTTTACGTTGATACCATTGACGCTAATGTTGCTACTGCGTCAGGAACAATAAATTCGTTTACTGGGGCACTCACTGAGATAGAAGTAGTTAATGGTGGGTCAGGGTACTTGAGTGCACCAGATGTTACTATCAGTCCGGCACCTTTTGGTGGAACAAATGCAACTGCTTCTGCTACAGTTACTAATGGAGTTGTAACTGCTATTACAATCACTAGTGGTGGTAGTGGATATGATACTATACCATCTATTACCATTGACGATCCTGAATCAGGGCCAATTACAGGTTTTAGCGTATATCGTAGAGGAAAGTATTCTGTATTACCTACTAACAGTGTTGAGGTTACAGGTGGCACAGGATCGGGTGCTAGATTGGAGATTTATCTCCAACCAATGGATGCAAACTATGTAACTATCAATAGATCTAGTTTAGACAGCAACCCATGGAGTAGATCAAATCGTTGGTTCCATTTGGATGTGTTGTCTAGAACAGCAATTTATAATTCTACTGATGTTGTTTTTAACCAGACTCAACGAGCACAACGACCAATTATAGAATTTAAAGCAGATTATCAATTATACAATTCTGGTGCAGTTGCGAAAAAACATGTTGACCAACTTGACACTACTATTACAAATGCATTTACTCAAGTAAATGGTATTGTATGTATTGATACTGAAAAGTTAACTGTTGGTAGTTTAACTTTGTTTGACGGCGATAGAATAATTTTTGCGAACGATGTTAATAATAATGTAAGAAATAAGATATACGATTTTAGTATTGAATTAGCAAGTGAGAGTCCTTCTGATTTATATAAAGCATATCTAGTAGAAGCCACAGATGCAATAGTCGAGCAAAGAAACACAGTGTTAGTTTTGTCTGGCACTAATGGAGGGAAACAGTGGCATTATAACGGCACATCCTGGACTACTTCACAGATTAAGTCACAATCATTTCAAGAGCCATTATATGATCTAATAGATACTAGTGGAGTTAGTTTTTCGGATACAACAACATACAACGGAAGTGTTTTTTCTGGGTCAAAACTGTTTGCATATCGCAGAGGCACAGGAAGTAACGATGCTATATTAGGGTTTCCGTTAAGTTATAAAAACTTTGCCAACCTAGGTGATATTCAATTTGACAACAATTTTGATAGCGAAACTTTTACATATTTGTTAAGCAGTGGAGATATAGAAACCAAAAAGCACAACAGTGGTTATCTACAAAAAAATATTTCAGTGACTGAAGTAGCACGTGAAAATATTTGGGCCATTAATAAAAACTTTAGTAGACAATATCAGGTTTACAATTTTACCTATACTGGTGAATCAAATTTATTTCCAATTGATGCTTTACCGGACACCAGTCTCAATCAACCAAACATTAAAGTTTTTGTTAATAACCAAACAATAGATTCAACAAATTTTGCCACAACACAGGTTGTTGATAGATATGCTATTTTAGTAAATTCAGAAATACTTACTGTTGGCGATGCAATTTTTGTTGCTGTGTTTAATCAAAATGCTGTACAAAATAGTGCGTACTACGAAGTACCTAAGAACCTAGATATAAACAGTCTTAATAAGAATTTGTCTACATTAACCTTAGGACAAATGCGTAACCATTTGATTACATTAAAAAATAATGCATTAAATGTAGTAGGTAGTGTTCCTGGCAACAGTAACCTAAGGGACATAACTTATAGTAACAATGGTGGAAGTATATTACAGCATAGTTCGCCAGCTATCTATAGTAACTTATTTTTAAATCACCCAACAATGAACTTTGTTGATGCTATTAGCTTGGCTAATAGAGAATATACAAAATTTAAAGATAAGTTCTTAGAATTGTCTGCAAATCTTGAAATAGATCTTAATGATATTTCAGGAAGTGTTGATGCTATTATTAATAAGATTCATGAAGTAAAGAATGAAAGTTTCCCTTGGTACTACAGTGACATGGTCCCGCATGGAACAACAGACAGAGTTGAGCTTCCACCCTATGAGATATATGATCCAGAGTTACTAACGTACGAGATAACTAGAATATTCGATGATACAACTCCTAGTAACAAGGCTGTATTTGTTTATCTGACTAGAAGAGCAAACAATGTAACTACTAAAGTGTTGTTAGTTAAAGACAGAGACTACACATTTAATAAAGATCGTCCTGCTATTACTTTTACTAGTAGTTTTAGATTACTTTTTAATGACAAGATTAATATTGTTGAATACAATAACACCGACGGAAGCTGGGTACCAGAAACTCCAACTAAGATGGGTATGTTCCCTAAATTCTACCCAGAGAAATATACAGATAACACACTACGTACTCCGGTTCCTGTAATACAAGGTCATGACGGAAGTTTGACTCCTGCATTCAACGACTTTAGAGATGATTTGTTAATTGAACTTGAGCGTAGAATTTACAACAACATTAAAGTTAACTACGATATTAACACATTTAATTTACATGATTATATTCCTGGTAAATTTAGACCTACTGATTATACAAGACAAGAATTTAACCAGATAATAAGTCAAAAATTCTTAGCATGGGTAGGCACAAATAGACTAGATTTTTCTACTAACACACATTTCAAGTCAAGCGACCCGTTCACTTACAATTACAAAAACTTTACTGATATTATCAATGGTGAAAGTTTGCCAGGAACATGGCGATCGGTCTTTAGACATTTTTACGATACAGATCGTCCGCACACACATCCTTGGGAAATGTTAGGTTTTAGTCAAAAGCCAAGCTACTGGGAAGATCGATATGGTCCTGCACCATATACAGGTGGTAACAATGTATTATGGAGTGACCTGAGTCTTGGTTATATTCACGACGGTGAACGTGCTGGTTTTGACTTACGCTATCAACGACCAAATTTATCACAATTTATCCCTGTTGACGAAGCAGGAAATCTACGTTCACCTAACGAAACACTAGTTACTGATTTTGATAGTGCTCAAGCTAATAGCAGTTATGCAGTTGGAGACATAGGTCCAGCAGAATTAGCTTGGAGACGTAGTAGTGAGTATCCATTTGCTGTTCATTTAGCATTAGCTCTTGCTAAACCAGGTCGATATTTTGGACTCCAATTGAACACAAAGAATTACAAACGTAATTCTTGGACATCTCAATTTGAGATAAATCTTAAAGGACAACATTTAACTCCACAGGAAGTAATGGTTCATGGTTATACTGATTCTGCTGGAACAGTTGAAAGAACAGCAGGATATATTAACTGGATTAGAGATTATGTTAAGAACTTAGGTGTAGGAGATGCATCAGGAACTATCAAGACAAACCTTAAACTATTGGATGTTAGACTAGTTTACAAAGTAGCCGGCTTCACTGATAAAAAGTTTATTGAACTGTTAGCAGAGCAGAATAGTCCTACAAGCGTCACCGACAGTGTCCTCATCCCAGATGAAAATTATCGTTTAGAATTACACTCCGGCGCACCAGTTAGCAGAATTTCGTATAGTGCTGTAATTGTTGAGAAGAGTCCAAACGGATATTCAGTGAGCGGATACGATTTAACAAATCCATATTTTTCAATCATCCCAAGTGAGCCTAACAACAATTCTTATGTTGTAACATCAGGCACACAACGAGGAGTGATTTATAGAGACTTTAAAAAATCACGATTTACGATTCCATACGGTTTTGAATTTAACACTAAACAACAGGTTGTTGATTTCCTAGTAGGTTATCAGAGATTTTTAATAGCACAAGGATTTATTTTTAAAGATAGAGACGTTGACCTACAAGAGCAAAAAGATTGGATATTAAGTGTAAAAGAATTTTTACATTGGTCCGGACAAGGATGGCGTAATGGTAATATAATTGTATTAAGTCCAGTGTCATCAACTCTAAGAGTATATAACCAAAGTGCAGTAGTTGGTCACGTTGTTAATGATTCAACTCATAATCGTGTGTTAGACTTAAACTTTAAAGCAATTACTAAAAATAATTTTACAGTAAACAGAGAAAGTAGTCTGTTTACATTTACCTCAAATTCGCAACAAACAGTTGGATTTGCTGAATTTGGGATGATACAATACGAGCATCTTCTGATATTAGACAATGTTACAGACTTCAACGATGTTATCTATGTTCCTGAGTTAGGCAATAGACAGTATAGAATAAAATTAAGTGGAAGTAAAACTGGCTCATGGAATGGAAGCCTTGAATTGCCAGGATTTATATATAGTAGTGATAAGATTGATAGTTGGCAGGCCGGTATTGACTACCTTAAAGGTACTATTGTTCAATACAAAGAAAAATATTATACTGCACTTAAAAACATTGTTGCCGCTTCAACGTTCCAAACTACCAGTTGGAAACAAATTGCTAAAGAAGAATTACGGTCTGGTATAATCAATAACTTTGCTACTAACGCACAGCAAGGTATAAACTATTACGATATACACAATCAGCCAGTTAACGAAGGAATACAATTATTCAGTAATGGGTTGATTGGATTTAGGGATAGAGATTATTTTACAAATCTTGGTCTCAGTACTACTACCCAGGCAAAGTTTTATCAAGGACTTATTAAGAATAAAGGTACGTTGAATGCTCTTAATGCACTCGAAGGAGCAGTATTTGGCAATTTGTCTAGTGACATTGACTGGTACGAAAACTGGGCTGTTAGAGTTGGCGAGTACGGAGCGTTAGATTCTAATTACTTTACAGAAGTAGAGTTAGACGAATCACTTTTTGATAGTAATCCAAGCTCACTTCAATTAATAGGCAATGGGGTCACAGAACAAGATGACATTATTGGTTATTCTGAACACGACATCTACAAGTCTTACGGCGTATATGATCCAAACTTCTTACGCACAGAAACATTAGATGTGCCCAACCCACTAAAACCTTTGCCGGTGGCTGGATTCGCCAATCTTGATGATGTTGATCGTACTTTATTTGATTTAAACAATTACGAAGATCTTTCATCGGTGGTTAACGAGATTCGCACAGGCTATAAAATCTGGGTAGCAAGAGATTTTACAGAGAACTGGAATGTATACCGTGCAAGTATAATTCGTGGAATTCTTTTTGCGATGCGTCATCAAGTTGACGATCAAGTTGAAGTTATACATAACAGAGATCACGGCCTTACAGTAGGTGATCTGGTTGTTATTAAAAATTTCGACACAAGATTTGACGGTGTATACAAAGTTAATACCGTTATAGATACAACACGTTTTACTATAACCTTAACACAAAATCTACAAAGTCTTGTTGATGAACAAGCAGTTGCAGGAACAGGTACGTTGTATGTGTTTACAACATTAAGAGTAGATATTCCAAGCCAGATACAAACAGTCTATCCGGTACAGGGATGGGTAGAGGGTGATAAAATATGGGTTGAAAATTTAGATGCCAACGGTAACTGGGGAGTTTACAATAAAAACAGCCCATGGGTAAACAATGACAAATTGCAATTAGAACGTAGTAAGTTGTACGGCGATGATGACTTTGGTAGTGTAGTTGACCTTGATCCTGATTCAGGACAAGTTTTATATGTTGGTTCGCCGGGTTCGGTATTGGGTCGTGGGCAAGCCGCAAGCTTCTTAAGATCTAGTACTAACACCTGGAGCTTTGCAACATCATTTTCTGCTAGTGCGAATGACAGAGTTAATAGTTTTGGTAAATCCATTGCTAATGCCGATGGAATACTAGCAGTAGGTGCTCCTGACAGTGTAAGTGGAACAGGTGCTGTTTTTATATACCGTAACGGCGAGCATCAACAAATAATTACACACCCCACAGGTGCCTCTACTTATAAATTTGGGGAATCGGTGGCGTTGAGTAGGGATGGACTTTATCTTTATGTTAGCGAGCCTGGAAATGCTACAGTATATTGCTACGCAATTCAGAGCAGAGAAGTAGAATCAGAAACTATAACAGGTGACGGATTTACGGACACATTTACTCTTGGCTTCAGTTCCGACAATGCGATTGATTTGTTGGTTATACCAGTGTTAAAGACCGATAACGAAAAATTACCTACTATAGACTATACAGTTAGCGGCAACGATATAATTTTTGACGCAGGCGCTATTCCTGCTCTTCTTGAGAACATAAGCATTGTTAAGCGTCAGTTCTATTATAAACTAATTGGTTCTGTTACAGGACCTGCAGGCATCAACTTTGGTGTTTCAATTTCAACTAATCGTTATGGTGATGTTCTAACAGTTGGTGCAAATGAGCGACAGGTTGATAGTGTTGAAAAAGAAGGTTCTGCTTATGTATACCATAGAACTATAACAGAATTTACAACAGATGGTATTAGTTCAACTTATACAGCACCAGACAGCTTTAATACCAACTACTATAGAGTAACTCTCAATGGTACAGAAATGGTTGACGGCACGGATTACTATACTGTGTCTCCTGCAAGTATACAGTTTGGCGAGTTTTCTGTTCCAACTATAGGACAAAAACTTAGATTTGAAACCAACCAGTTTGAGTTGGATCAAACAATAACAGCTTATAATCAAGGACTAATTGGGCAGAGATTTGGACAGAAAGTAGAACTCTGCGGATCAGGATGTAATTTATATATTACTAGCCCAGAATACTTTACCAATACTTACACAAGAGGTGCTGTCTATAGATATCTCAATGTAGGCAGAATTTTTGGAGAAGTTGTAGGCGAATATAAAGTAGGTACTACTGTAACTACTCCTACAGTTACTCCGGGCCATGGAATGATTATTAATGATAGGTATGTACAATTTAGTTCATCATCACTTGCGCATGTAGTTGCACAAATTAATGATGCAGATATTCCTGGTATAACAGCCGAGATTGTAGCCAACGGATCTACTAGCCAACTTAAAATAACCAGCGATGTAGTTGTGGCAAATGAAAAACTTGCAATTAAAACTGCAAGTGGTAGCACAGCAATAACTGATTTAGGATTAGATCTTTACAAGTTTGCGCAAATTATTACACACCCAAACAACGAAGGCGAAAAATTTGCAACTGGATTTGCACTATCGCAAGGTGTTGGTAAACTTGTCGTAGGCAGCGACGGTGGTGATGTTACTGTTGACACAACTTTTGATAAGTCAAAAACAGAAACCACATTTGACTCTGGTAGCACAACTTATGTTCTGTTAGTTGAAGATAGTGGTGCAGTTTATGTATACGATTTAATGGATAATCCGTATGCTACTCCTAATAATCCTTCATTATTTGCATACTCACAAAAATTAACTGGTACAGATTTACAAACTGGTTATAACTTTGGTTCTGACATAGCAATAGTTAATAATATGATGGTAGTAGGTGCGGCCAGCGATTTTAATTTAGTAACTGGTGGCGGCAGTGCTTATTCATATTACAATGAGAGTAGTAAATCTGGATGGGAACTACTTAGATATAAAGAGCCAAGGGTAGCTATTGATGCTATAAACTCTGCGTTTATATACAATAAGAGATCACAGACTATTTTTAATTATTTTGATATTTTAGATCCTGCTAAAGGGAAAATCTTAGGTATAGTAGATCAAGAATTGGATTATATAGAAGATTACGACCCTGCAAGTTATAGTACAGGTACCAGTGCTAACATAATTCTCAACACCAGCTTCTACTGGAGTGATCAACATGTTGGCAAAATATGGTGGGATACCAGTAAAGCAAGTTTTATAGATTATGAGCAAGGAACATTAGCATATAGAGAAAAGAATTGGGGTGCATTATTCCCGGGAAGTAGTGTTAACATTTACGAGTGGGTGGAAAGCGAATTTTTACCAAGTCAATATGTTGAAGCAGGTGGTGACGGAATACCTAAGCACGAAGATGACACAGCATACACTATCGTTAACTCTGTTGATCCAGCATCTGGAATAATTGTACAAAAATACTACTATTGGGTCAGTGGACGAACCAGTGTTGATGTTAATAAATCTTTAAGAACTCTTAGCACTAGCACTCTTGAAAAATACATTTCAAATCCTAAGGACCAGGGAATAGTATATCTGGCAGCTTTAGCACCTAATAGTGTGTCGGTGTTCAATGTTGCAAGTCGACTCTCGGCTAAAGATACAGTACTTCATATTGATACTAGTGTTCTTAGTAGTGATAACTTAATACACAATGAATATAGTTTAATACAACAAAATAATCCAACATCTATTGTGCCTACTAAGGTAATTAATAAACTAAAAGATAGTTTGATTGGAGCCGATGTAAGTGGTAGAGTAGTACCTGACCCAACTTTAAACCCACAAAATCAAATTGGTATATTAACAAGACCAAGACAAAGTTTATTTGTGAACAGGGTAGCGGCAGTAAAAGTCTTTGTTACAAAGTTAAATTCAATCTTGAAGAATCATCCTGTACTACTAATTAATAGTACTAAGAATTTGTATACTGAAGAGGCAAAACCAACAGAGTATGATGCTGAAGTTAACTCATTTACTGAAATATCTTATTTAGATACCACTGAGTTTGCAGATGGATACAAACTATTAATACCTGTTGATACTCGCTATGACGGAAAATGGTCATTATATACATTCAACGGTGAAACTCGAGAGTTTGAACTTACTAAGGTACAGTCTTTTAAAACAGAGCTTTTATGGACACCAACTGATTGGTACGATAGTAGTTATGTTGATGGACACGATATTAACTATACCGTTAACACATATGGCGAAATACAAGCATTAACATTAGCTGAAGATTATTATGTTAAAGTAAATGACGACGGGTCTGGGCGATGGTTAATCTATAGAATTAACGCCGATGCTACAAGAACATTGATAGCCGCACAGTCAGCAACAGTATCAGTTTCAACATCATTGTATGATCCTACAGTAGGAGGTACAGGATTTGATGCTTCTGTATTTGATGTTGTTGCTTTTGATCCACAGTCTAATGTAGAATTGAGCGATATTTTTAATGCTGTATTTGACGAATTATTGACTGATAGTCTAGCTGTTGAGTTTAACAATTTGTTCTTCTCAATGGTTAATTATGTATTTGAAGAACAACAGGCACCAGACTGGATCTTTAAGACCAGTTTTATTGATGTTGTACACAATTTGAGAACACTTGATCAGATACCAAACTACGTTAAAGATAACACAAGTTTCTACGAAGATTATATTAACGAAATTAAGCCATACAAAACTAAGGTAAGAGATTTCCAACCAACCTATACTAAGTTAGATGAAGCAACTGGAACATGGACAGATTTTGATGTCCCAGCAAGATATTTCTCAGCTGATGAGTCCTATAGATCGCCAAACATTCAAATTAGTTCCGAATCTACATATTTTGACGCAGATCTATATAAGCCTTACCGCGACAACTACAAATTAACTGTTGGCGAAATAATTGTTGGCAACGCTGGCGTTCGTTATACATTACCGCCAAACATTGCAATTACAGGCGGTGGTGGTAGTGGTGCTGAAGCAGTATCAACAGTTAATCCAGCTACTGGTACAATAACCAGTATTACAGTAACTAAAACAGGGTCAGGCTACACATCAACACCAACAGTTATTGTAAATGGTTTAGGAGAAGGCGGAACAGCATATCCGATAATGCGTAATGACGGAACACATCCTCATATGCTGGTTAGGTCTATAGATAGTACTATTAAATTTGATAGAATAACCTATTCAAGTAATGTAACACAATGGCAGGCTAATACAGCATACGAAAATACTATCGTTGTTGATGGAAACAATGCTAATTGTTATGATTTAAATAGAATTGAGTATGATAGTTATATTGGAGTTGGGTCAGAGGATATAGATGTAACAGATCTATTCTTCAAGCCCGACGGTACAAAGATGTACGTCACTGGTAATAATACCGACACGGTATATGAATACAATTTAAGTACACCGTGGGAGATTGACACAGCAAGTAATATTGCGATCGCTAATGTTTATACACAGGACTCTAGTGTACAAGGTGTTTATTTTAGAAGCGACGGCGAGCGTATGTATACCATTGGTATTAATACTGACAGTGTATACGAATATAGACTAGCTACACCATGGAGCGTAAACACAGCCGCTAATATTTCAGTTAAGAGTATTGTGAGTGAAGAGGCAAGTGCTCGCGCAGTTGAGTTCAACAACGACGGTTCCAAGATGTACATCTTGGGTACGTTAAGTGATACAGTATTTGAATATGATTTGACTGTACCTTGGTTAGTATCGTCGGCTTCTTATAGCTCTCGTAGCTTATATGTTGGCAGTGAAGAAAACATTCCAACAGGTATGCGATTTAGACAAGATGGTAAAGAACTCTATATTGTTGGACAACAATACAATAAGATATGGAGTTACGTTTTAACAACCCCGTTTGATGTAAGCACTGCAACAGTACATAATTCATCAGACTTAGAAACAACTCAACCAACAGGATTGTATCTTAGAGCAGATGGTACCAGATTATATATTGCAGATCCTGTTAGTGACTGGGTACAGCAGTATAACTTTAACAGCGACGGTATTATCCCAATCAATGGTAATTTATATATTACCAATGGTAACATTATATTCTACAATAACACAGCATACCTAGCAACAAATGCTAACGTAAGTTCGCAGACTGTTTTTGACTTTACACGTTATACCGAACTTAACAGTGGCAATGTATTATTAAATGCCGCCGACAGAATCACCAGTTATTATGTCCCTGGATACGGACGCCCAGCAAAAGATCTTGATCAGTTAATGTTCGGTACAGGTTATCCAGGTACTAGGGTTGAAGGTAAAGTATTCTCAGCTAATAGTTTTACACTTACAAGTAATATAATTGGATTTAGTTATACTGGACATAAGATTACTAGTGCCAACACACAGCAAGTTGACTTTATTGAGCGTGGATTTAATTTAAATGATCCAATTAAGATTGAAGGTTTGTACGACAACTTTAACTTTGAAAACAATGCCACATTTAGAGTTGTAAGTTTAGCACGTGATGAAATGATGTTATCAGGACAGCCAATTGAGAGTGTTGTTACATTATTCTTAGGTAATAACATTACAGTTAACGCTGGTGACTATATCACACAAGCAAATAGTGTTGGTAATGCTCGGGTACTTCATAATTACACTAATCAGCCAAACATCGCTGTTATACACGAAACACAAGGCTTTACTAAACTTGACAGCAATGTTATTAGCATCAATGGTGTAACAACTACAGCTAATGTTAGAGATGTTCTAAGCACAGGCACTGCTAATGTTAAGATTAGTAACTTGTATATTGACAATCTATTAGACAGTAACATTGTAAGTTTCTACACAGATACAGCAATTGGTACAAGACCAGAAGATATTAACATTGTTGGTGGTTTCTACTTAGATGGTTATAACAGTCACGCACCAGAAGAACTTGTTCCTGGTAGAATGTTTGATGCACTTGAAATGCGTGTGTTTACAAACACAGCATCAAACACTGCAAGTTATGGCTTTAGAGTGTTTGAACCAATGAGCGGTGATAGACAGTATTATAGAATCAGTGCTAACAGTACAACAACGCTTAGTGCTAACTTGGCCGTAGGTGATGTAAACTTGTTTGTTGACGATGCAAGTGTACTGCCAGATCCAGGTGCCGCAGTTGGTATCCCAGGTGAAGTATTCATTAACGGTGAACTTATTCACTACTATCAGAAATACGATGCCGCTAAGATACTAACAGCAAGTGTATGGACAGCAAATACAGAATTTGCTACAGATAGTTTAATTACGTTTGACAGCAATGTGTTCTTGGTATTAGGCAATGTATATGCTAACAGCACAAGTTATATTGACACAACAAACATTAAACAAGTTTACGTTAACTCACTATCACAACTACGTCGTGGTGTTGATGGAACAGGTTCGCCAGAACTACACACAGCAAATACTCGCGTAGTTGATAGTTCATTGGCACAGGTACTACCAAATATTGTACCAACAACCACAACAACATTAACAGGCGAAAAGACTGTAACAGCTAACGTAACATGGCGTGTTGGATTAAGCAAAACTATCAGTGCAAATATTGGTGACTATATGACAATGACCAGCCCTGCGGCTAATGTAAGAATACTGGACACAGTTGCTAATGCTAACGTAGTAGCAGTACACTTTGTCAGTGGTAACTTAACAATCGGAAGCACTGCTAACGTACTAATTAACGGCACTGCAACACAGGCTAATGTTGCAACAATGCAGATATTAGGTGCGGTTGAAAGCGATGGAAATGTCAGTGTTACTGGCAAGACAATTAAACAGGACTACTTATGGAAAGCATATGGCACTGGTGATACACTAGAGTCTAGCACTACAGAATGGGCTACTTGGATTAAAGATGAGAGGAGTTATACTCCATGATAAATTCCCAGATAAATACTGAAGATACGGAAAATACTAATATGCAAACTCTACCTGAACAATCAGATCTTGAGCGTAAACCCGACGAACAAAGCGGTTTACATGTACAAGGTCATATTAAAATCTTTGACCCAGAGTCTGGGGAAGTATTCATTGACAAGCGCAATGCTATTCACTATGAAAACATTAGTGAAGCAATAGCATACAGCCTTGCCAATAAAGGACAAAGTTACATTTACGAAATGCACTTTGGTAATGGTGGTACAAGTGTCGACCCAACTGGGGTAATTAACTACTTGCCATCAAATACCAATACCAGCAACAGTAACTTGTACAATCCAACCTTTGCTAAAATTGTAGACAATACCAGCACACTAAATGCTGATTCTACACGTAACAAAATGGAAGTTAGACATACACCAGGTAGAGTGTATACAGATATACTAGTTAGTTGCTTACTCGATTATGGTGAGCCAACAGGACAAAGCGCATTTGATAACTCAACATCCCTTGATGATACATATACTTTTGATGAGCTTGGGCTTAAAGCACGTAGTACAGATGGTACAAGTGGACTAGCAACAACCGGCAAGTTATTAACACATGTTGTATTTCATCCTGTACAAAAATCATTAAACAGATTAATTCAGATTGATTATACAGTTAGAATACAAACATTAACTAACTTAACTAGCCAATTGTAAGGGTAAAGGGTCATGTCATATAACGTAAGCAAAACAGATGGAACAACAATATTAGTATTAGACGGTACTAAGAACACTACCGACACTAGTCTAGTTTTGTTTGGTCGCTTAGTACAGAATTACGGTGATCAAACAAACGAAAACTTTGTTCACCTATTAGAAAATTTTGCTTTAAGCACTAGCCCAGCTAATCCAATCACTGGACAACTTTGGTATGATACCAGTGTGGATAATATTAAAAGTTATGATGGCACAGACTGGATCACTGTAGGTACAAATATTGCAGGTAATGTAGATGTTGCTGGTAACTTAACTGTTGGTGGCGGCGGTAATTTAGAAATTAAAGAATTAGACGGGTTAGTACATATTACTAACACAAACAATAATGGCAATGTTGCGTTCTTTGCTAATGTAGGCGGAACATATACCAATGTTTTAAACATCAATGGAAGTACTGGACTTATTGATGTGTTTGCTAATGCATCAAGCAACATGGGCATTACTACAAAAGTTTATGTAGACAGCACAGATGCTAAAAATAGATATGACGCTGATGTAGCAATGACAGCTAATGTTGTCGCTATCCATGCAAATCTTACAGCAAGAGTAAACGCAGAAACACAGCTTACAGCAGACATCACAGCGGCCAACGTTGAAATAGACACAACACAGGCTAACATTGGATCATATCAGACATTTTCAAACGCAAGAGCAGATACAACCAGTGCTAATTTAGGCACAGTAGTAGGTACAACTATCCCTAACTTAGACGCTAATGTTGGTAGTTTCCAAACATACGCAAACGCAAGTATTAGCACAATAAATTCTAATGTTGACACAACTAACACCACTGTCAGCACTCTTAGTGGTAGACTTGACAGTGTTAACCTAGCACAAACTGCCGCACTTACAGCAAATATTAACATAAAAGCAGATATTGAGTCTCCAACATTTACAGGAACACCGGTTGCACCAACACCAGCTTTTGGTGCTAACACAACACAAATTGCTACTGCACAATATGTAATGACACGTAGCGTATTTTGGGATGGTAGTAGAAAGTTTGTTTCGACTAGCGATCCAACTGATAGCGATGGCGAAGACGGTGACATTTGGTTTAAGTATACCCCATAATGACAACTAAAAAAATTGTAAAAGAATTCACATTTAAGAAAAACAGTAACTATGCGTCTGGTGTAGTACCTCGTACGTTATTTGGAACCTGGCCTAGTTTTTTAAACACTTATGGAGTATGGCCAAACTACGGTAACGGTGTAGAAAATCACATATTAAATTTTACGTGGACTCCTGTTAAAGGTGGTGTGTATACTTTTACTGCGACATGTGATAACAGTTTTCGTTGGGAGATATCAAATGCTCGTGTATATGTAGGACCTCTTCAACAAGAATATACTCGAAATGGTTATGCACTTCGCTCACCTTTTCGACCAGTTGGGTATTGGCCTGGTGTATTGGGTGGACTAGCACAACCTAAAGAACATTTTGCCCAAATACTTAGCGGTAATAGTTGGCAAACAGTTTATAGCACTGTCCCTAAAACAAATTATGGCGGCGATTCTAGTTCAATTGCCCAATTCCGCTCGGGACAACAATTAGTGACATCAGAGTTTCTTTCTAATAACGGTAATATGGGTCCTGTTCAAATGCGATTCCATGTTAGAAACGATGGAGGTCCGGCAGCATTAGCGGCAACAATTACTAATAGTGACGGCGTAGTTGAATGGAGTACTCGTGATGTTTACCAAAACGATGCTACGGGTCGATATGTTAACGGAAGTTTTCCTTTTTCGTGTACAATGAATGTGCATGGATGGGGCGGAGGAGGAGGCCACGGCGGCACAGATAACCAGTCTGGTGGTGATGGCGCCAATGGTAGTTATAATACAAAAAGTATAAACATTGAACGTGGTGATAACGTCGAAGTGATTGTAGGTCGAGGCGGCACAGTAGGTATTGGCGGAATAGTACCACCAATTGGCCGTGGCGGCGATAGTAGAATTAACGTAGGTAGCGACGGTATCAAGTCGTTTAGTGGCGGCAATGGCGGCCAAGGAATATTAGCAGGATCCGGTGGCGGTGGTGGCGGAGCCAGTATTATATTGGTAAACGGTGAAGTTCAATTTGTAGCCGGCGGTGGTGGCGGTGGTGGCGGAGCCGGCATTGCTTGGCCAATTGGTGGAGGGAATCTACACCCAGGACGTCGTGTACCAAACTGGGAAGGTAAAATTCCAACTTACGATCCTTGGAGTGATGCTAATCCAAATGATCAAGCAT